ATGTCACTGAACAATTTGACCGAGAAGAAGTGTGCAACCGCCAAGGCGGGCACGACCGAGCTGCGCCTGTTCGATGGGGGCGGGCTCTACCTTGCCGTGCGGCCGACCGGCTCCAAGTCCTGGAAGCTGAAATATCGGGTGCAAGGGGTGGAGAAGAAGCTGACCCTCGGCCCCTATCCGCTGATTTCCCTGCGCGATGCCCGCGACGCGCGCGACAAGGCGCGCCTGGAGGTTCTTGCAGGCACCGACCCGTCCGCGATCAAGAAGGCGGCGCGCCGGCGGGTCGAGCTGGGCGAGACCTTCGAGCAGATCGCCCGAAGCTGGCATGCCGGCAAGAAGGCGAAGCTGACCGACCGCTATGCCAAGCATGTGCTGCGCAGGCTGGAGGCGAACGTCTTTCCCCAGCTCGGAGCCAAGGCGATCCGCGACATCACGCCGGCGGATGTGCTGGACTGCACCCGCAAGATCCAGAAGCGCGGCGCTCTCACCATGGCCCAGGAAGTGCGCGGTCATATGTCGGAAGTCTTCGTCTGGGCGATCGCTTCCGATTTGGCGGACACGGACCCTGCGGCGATCATCCGCAAGGCATTGCCTACGGGCAGCGCAGGGCGCCGGCCGGCGCTCCTGAAGATCAAGGACGCGCGCGCGCTGATCGCGGCGATCGATGCGGTGCCTGGAGCGGAAACCGCAACGAAGCTGGCGTCGCGCCTGCTGGCACTCACAGCCGTTCGACCGGGCGTTCTGCGCTTGGCGGAGCGGCACGAGTTCGAGGATCTGGACGGATCGCTGCCTCTTTGGCGCATCCCTGCGTCGAAGATGAAGCTGTCCAAGGAGCGGAAGGGCGACGCGACCTTCGATTTCATCGTGCCGCTGTCCGAACAGGCGGTGGCAACAGTGTGCGCCGCGATGACGGCCAGCAGGCATCCCAGCTTGCTGTTCCCTGGCCCGCGCGCGACCAAGGCGATCAGCGACTCTACGCTGAGCCAGCTGTACCTGGATGCAGGCTATCGGGATCGGCATGTGCCGCATGGCTGGCGAGCCAGCTTCAGCACGATCATGAACGAACGGGCGGCTCAGGAGGGCCGCGAGGGCGATCGTGCGATCATCGACCTGATGCTCGCTCACGTGAAGGGCGATGTGGAGGCAGCGTACAATCGCGCCTCGTACATGCCGCGCCGGCGCGCGCTGTCGCAGGCATGGGCGGATCTGCTGCTGGAAGGCCTGCCCTCGCCCGACACGCTGCTGAAGACTGCGGAGACCGGTCGTGACCGCCCGCCCCTTCGACGCGCAGCCGTTCGGCCTGATCGCCGCCGGCCTCGCCAAGGCTGCACTCAGCCGCAAGACACGGGCGCGGCTTGAGCGCGGCGACAGCCCGCGTACTGGCGAGCGGGTCTGGCGCAACAGCTACACGGTTGGCCAGATCGAGGACCGCATCTGGAAGCCTATCAACGGCGGCAAGCTGCGTGCGGGCAAGCGCTGGACCGGCGCGCTGCTGAAGGCAGCCAAGGCGCTGGAACTGCGCACCAGGGCGGAGCGGCGGGTGAACGAACCCGGCGCCCGCAATGGCGCGCTCGGTGCCGTCGGCCTCGCCGTGTTGGAATACCTGTACGACATGGTCGATTATGCGACTGGCCGACTGGATCCGGCAATTCGCACGATTGCCGATGCAATCGGTCATGCCTACTCGGCCGTGCACGATGCGCTTGTGCGCCTGCGCCATCACGGCTTTCTCACCTGGGCACGTCGATCCAAGCCGATCGAGAACCCGGAGCCGGGCGGGCAGCAGGTGGAGCAGGTCAGCAACGCCTACGGCTTGCTCGTCCCCGCCGGCATGAAGGCATGGCTCGCGCGCCTGATCGGCAATGCGCCAGCTGCAGCGTGCGAAGAAGACCGCGCGCGACGCCGCAAGCAGGACCTGCAGCAGATGCTGGCCGGGCTCAGCGCCAGCGACTATCAGAACCAGCCCTTCAACGACGGCGCCCTGTTCGGCCCCACCCTCAAGAGCATCGCCGCCGCTATCGATGCCCGCGAAGCAACTAGGGCGAATCCTCCGGGGCCGATGAAACCGGGGGATCATTCTGATCCTGAGAAGGAATGGGAGCGCTAGGGCGCTCCCATGCTCCAGTTTGTCACTCCGCCCGGCTGACAGGACGTTACGAACCTCCACCGAACCACCGGGTTGAACCGGAGGACGAGGCGGCTTGCGCCGCCTCATGGCTCGGCAGGGGGCGGAGGAGCAAAGGGCGTGCCAACCTTCCGCCGAAGCACTGGCCGTGAGGTAGTGCGCCCAGGCCATCCAGCTCGTTATACTTGGACGACAGCTTCCGCCCTCCACTACGGTCGCGTCGGGCGGGAGCAGGCATGGTGCCGCGCGCCGCGAGACGATCGGCAGCGTACAGAACCAAACCCTGTCATTTACACGTTCGGCATCGCAGGTATGCGCGCCGAATGAAGCATCTATTCCTCGCCGCCGCGGCACTCACCAGCATCCTCCCCTCGGCCGCCAGTGCCTGGGGCCAGCTCGGTCACCGGATTGTTGGCCAGCTGGCAGAGGAGCGGATCAGCGGCAGGACACGCGCCGAGATCGCGCAGATCCTCGAAGCAGAAGATCTGGCCGAGATCTCGACGTGGCCCGATGATGAAAAATCCAATCCCGATCCGTTCTGGCAGAACGAGGCCAGCCCCTGGCACTACGTCACCGTGCCGCAGGGGCAGACCTATCCCCAGGTTGGAGCGCCTCCGGAGGGCGACGGCATTGAAGCCCTCGCCCGGTACGCCGCAGTTCTGCGGAACGACGGGGCAACCCGGGAGGAGAAGGAACTCGCGCTAGCCTTCGTCATCCACATCGTGGGCGACCTCCACCAGCCTCTGCATGTCGGCAATGCCACCGATCGGGGCGGTAACGAAGTCAGCGTGACCTGGTTCGGCCGCGCGACCAATCTGCACAGCGTCTGGGACAGCGCGATGATCGAGGGACGTTCGCTTGGCTATACCGAGTATGCCGTTCGGCTCGGGCGGGCCATCAAGCCGGCAGAGACGATCGCCTGGTGGGCGCCCGATCCGCAGGTCTGGCTTGTGGAGAGCGCCGCCATCCGCGACACGATCTATCCGGCACCCGCGGCCGAAGGTGAGACGCCGCGGTTAAGCTACGACTATTCGTATCAGCACTTGGGCACCGCCGAGCAGCGGCTGAAGCAGGGCGGCGTTCGCCTCGCCGCCTATCTCGACTGGATTTTCGCTGATCCGCGCTGAGGCACTCGCTTGCGCATGGGCCGCACCGGCGTACGCTGAACCCATGTGCAACCTCTACCGCATGGACACGCCTCACGCCGAAGCCGCCCGCCTATTCGGCGCTGGCAGTGCGCAGATCGGCAACGCCGCCGCCGAGATCTACCCGGGCTATCCCGGCCTGGTCGTCGCCGGTGGCGAGCTGCGCAGCATGGCCTGGGGCTTCCCCCTCGCGCAAACGAGCAAGAAGTCTGGCCAGCCGCTGAAGCCGCGACCGGTGAACAATGCCCGGGCGGATAAGCTCGACAGCTTCATGTGGCGGTACAGCTTCCAGGAGCGGCGCTGCCTGATCCCGGTGACCGAGTTCGCGGAGGCCGAGGGTGAAAAGGGGGCCATGACCCGCACCTGGTTCGCGCTGGCGGATCAGCCGACCTTCGCTGTTGCCGGCATCTGGCGCGACACGGACGAATGGGGCCCCGCCTACAGCATGGTGATGACGGAGGCCTGCATCCACGTCGCCGATGTGCACGATCGCATGCCAGTCATCCTGGCACCGGCAGACTGGCAGCGCTGGACCGACGGCGCGGTAGACGAGGCGCTGCAGCTGTGCCGACCCTATGCGGGCGAGATGACGATCAGGCGGACCGGCGATCGGTGGTCCGGGCGCTGAAGGTCAGCCAGGGTTACGCTTCGTTAAAGCATCGCGCCTATGGTTAGTTCGTCCAAGATCGTCCGTTAGACGACCTGGTGAGGGCCGCGCATCACTCATCCTGGGGCGGCCCTCTTTTCCTCTCACCTCATCGCCGGCCAATGTGAACGCGAACCGTCGCCTATCTTAAGGTTTCGGCAGCTTCTTCGGTCCTAAGCGATCCCCTGCTCAGGCGGCTGAGCGTTGCGCGGTGCAACAGCGCTGGCCGTCCTCCAACCCAGGTAGGCGTGAACAGATGGCGGACGGCATTCTCAATCTCGGCGGCGCTCTGGTACTTGTTGGATCGATGTTGGCCGCAGCTTTGCTCATCTTGTGGATTTCGATCCGACCCCTTCCGCCAAGCGCCAGGGCTGATTGGCAGCAATCACTTCGTGACGAGGAAGAAGCGCTCGACCTGCAAAGCAGCAAGATCGTTCCGTAGGCAGTGCTCACCGCCCGGGCGCCCCGATGCGTTCCGGGCGGCCGCCGCAGTTCGAGCACTTCATGCGGTTCGCCAGCGGCGCGAAACTGACGATGCCAATGCCGCGCCTCCGGCACTCCTCCAGCAGCCATCGAGGGTCCAGCATTGCCCGGTGCCCGCAGCGGCAGGCAATCCGGGCCATGTAACCGCGGGCGATTAGGGCTGAGAGGGTGTCGAGGCGATCGTTATGGCCCATCAAACCGGGGCATCCCAGCCGTCATCCCGGCAGGCCTTGGCGATGTGGTAGTACGGCTCGCGGCAGGTTTCCCACGGCTGCGGCGCGCGTTCACGCTGGGCGCGCTCCAGGTAGAACTTCAGTCCGTTCCGATCCGATAGCATGCACCACAGGACCGCCAAGGCGAGCCGCACCGGAACCGTGTCGACTCGCTCTGTCCTAGAGCGATATGCCGCTTCGTCCAGCACAGCGAGCGCCAGCGTCACTACCCGCTGGCGAGAACCTCGCTTCATGGCGCGCCAGCGGGGTCATCTACGTCAGGGGCGTGTGCCGGCATGCGCTTTCCTTGCAGAACAGATGCAGAACATTCTATGTTCGCTGCATCGGTGAGTCGGCAAGAGGAAAGCCGTCATGATGGTTGAGGAAGTAGAGCAGGAGCTGCACCTGCAGGAGCCGTTCGGAGCTTGGTTGCTGTCACAGATCGACCGCGGCGATTGGATCGATGGGCTGGCTGCAGCGGCCCGTGCCGACCGCGGCTTCCCGAAGCGGGGCGGCGTCGAGCAGGTTCGGGAGCGGATGCGGGCGCAAGGCGCTGATGGCGACGCCTTCGCAGCGCTGGACGATGCCGAACTGAATTGGCGCAGTTACTGATGACGCTCGGCTCTACATGCATCCCAGAGCCAAACTGTTCATCTTCGATCCGGAGGTGCCACAACGCTTTGGCAAGCGCTGCTCGACAACGCGACTACGCGTCGCCCGCACGAAATCACTCCCTACCCGCTTCTTACTTTTTGCCAACAAGCCCACGATGCCCAGCGCGGCGCAAGAGCCAGTCGACTGCACCCAAAGCGTATAGAACCGGCATGGTGGCGGCTGCCACGGCCAGAGCGACGTGGCGCCAAATTGCTTCGTTCACGGGTGGTTCCTTGCTCCTACTGCCTCGACTGGATCGACGTAGGTAGGCTCGCCGATGTGTTCGGATGATTGATGGCGCCTAGAGATTAAGGACTCGCTATTTTCATCGTCAGAGCATCCTTCCAGGTGCATCAAATCGCATCACGGCAAGAGATTGGCTGATCCGCGTTCGGCCCAGGAAAACCGTGGACCAGAGAAGGCAGCTGCGATGCATCAAAACTCACACATAAAGCGCGCGGGCGAGGCGGGGGGAAAAGCGCGTTGCGAGGGGTAGCGGTCCTGCTCAGCTCCCGCGCAACATTCTTACACGGCCCCAGCGCCGCGCACAGATCGGTACACAGGCATTCCTGCGTCATCGTTCAATTTTTTGTTCTCGTGCCGCTTGCGATTTGGATCGCTGGACCATCATGAGGTCCGAAGCCATGCGCCAGGTAAACGAAGACGGGTCGATCCTTGTGCTGGCCTTCACGATGGCAAACACTAGCTTGGCTTTGCTCAAGCAGCTTGGCAACGGCCGGCAGGCGGTAAAGGACGGCGCTCAGTATGCCGCGGCCAGGATCGTCGCTGGAACGCTGGCGCGATGAGATCCTGTCCAACGCACCGCTGCCTCCGTCGTTCTGGGATATATCCAGCAGCGTTTCAGGCCTGCCGCAGGTGAACGCCTGATGACCCACCGGCAGAACTAGGCACTGTTTCAAAGCGGGACCACGGCCCCAGCGAGCCCTGCCGTGGGTTTGCCTAAGTACGTTTAGAGTGCAGGGCGGCTTCTGCCGCTACCTCCATTCGAACCTCCCGCCCCGCTAGGCGGTGGAGCAAACATGAACGATCTTCCGAGCTTCTTCGTCGCCCTATCCAATGCTGCCGTTCTGACAGTGGTGTTGGCGCTCTATCGGAACTACGACCCGGACCGTTGCGTGGACGATAAATCGGACTGCGAACCTGAAATGCGCTGCTTGGTGTGCGAAGATCTGGCCAATTGGTAATGGCATCGCCGGCGAGGCCCGCCTTTGTAGACGGCGGCCCCTATGCTGCGCCGGCCAGCCTAGAACAGGAACTGCAGAGCGACGACCTGACGATCGTGCGCGTCCGCAAAAATAGATATGACCGCACATCGGCGACGATGCTTGCGGGCGGCAAGGGTCTGTCCTGCCGCCAGTTCGGCAAGGGGCACGCGATTCATAAGGCAGATTGGACGACCGCGGCCTGATCGCCGCAACCTGTCCAGAGCGCTAGGCCGCCGCCTTCACCCGCTCCCGGAAGCGCACCACGTCGGCGCCGAGTTGGTCGTTCAGCTCAAGGAACACGGACTGCAGCGGCTCCAGCTCCAGTTCGAAGAACGCATCGAGCGCCTTGGCTGGGTCGCCAAACCCGCCGGTGTTTGCCGGCACGATGCCGAGGAGCTGCGGCGGCACCCGGTGCGCGGCCAGGACGTCATCGCGAGTCGCGTTCTTGATGTTCAGGAAGTCGTCCTTCGCGCCTACCTCGGCGATCGGCAGCAGCTTGATCGCGTTCTCCTTCCCCTGCGGCGCATGCACGAACATGTTGCGGAAGTTGCCCGGCCCCTTCGACCGCTTCAGCGCGTCGCGCATCGCATCGATGTCGCCGTCAGCGAAGGCGCCGGTGGCGTAGAGGATGTAGCCCGCGTGACTTCCGTTCTCGTAATAGCGCCGGCGGAACAGGGTGGCGTTCTCGTTCAGCAGCGCCGATTGCAGCGCCGACAGGTACTCCGGCAGGCCGTAGATCTCCTGGTTGATGTCGGGCGCGGACAGCTGGTGGACCGTGCCCGGCTCGAATTCGGCTTCCGGCACATGGCCGGGCACCCACCACATGCTGCCTGGCGTGACGCCGCGGCGGGTGTATTTAGCGAGGGGGTGATCGATCCGCATTAACCCGCCCAAGCGGTTGCGCACCTCCTGCGCATAGGCGGTGCCGAACACCAGATAGTCCTGCACCATGGCGGAGAACGTCCGGCGGCTCAGCACCGCGTTCGGCTCCAGGCTGGCGGCCAGCATGTTGCGCTTCAGGATGATGGCGCTGCTGTGATGCGGTGAGGCGCGGAACGCGCGCGCCAGGCCGGCGAAAGACAGCGGCGGCTCGTACCAGCGGCCGTTGTGCCAGCACTCCAGCATGTCGAGCATGGTCGCCCGGCTCAGCACCGGCTCCGGATCGCCGAAGGTGAAGGCGTGGATCGGCCCGCCACTGGCATTGTCGTTGCTGGCCACGATCGCACCCTTCGACGCGTCGGCCGCCTCCCGGCGGTTCATTCGCTGCGCGCGCTTGGTCATTCCATAATCTCCATCGTGGCCGTCGGCGCTTCCTTGCCGTCCAGCGGTTCGTTCATCAGGATGTGCATCGTCGCCCAGGCAAGGTCAGCATGCCCGTCATCGCCGCCGCGCCCGGCCTTGAAGGTGACGTTGCGACCGCTGGTGGTCAGCGTCTTCTTGATGCTGACGAAGGCGGAGACGAGATCCAGCAGCGAGCTGTCGAACAGCAGGCGACCGCGGCGGATGACGTTCTGCGCCTTCATGATCATGCCGGCCTTCACCTCCAGGCTGTATTCGATCTTGGCGACCGAACAGCCGGGCAGCTCGCCGGGCTTGGCCAGCAGCTGGTAGACCCCGGCGCCGACGCCCTGCGCATCGACGCCGAGATAGGTACAATTGTAGCGGCTCAGCACCGCCTTGATGAACTCGGCCTGCTGCTGGAAATCGAGGCCGCGCAGCTGGTGGCGCTCCAGGATGCGAAACTGGCCGCCCTCAACCAGCGGCGGCGCGGCGATCACCAGCGCGGCATTGTCGCCGGTCTCGCTCGCCTGTGGATCGTACCCGGCCCAGACCGCGCGATTGCCATAGGGCCGCGCGCCTTCCTGGTCGAAGTCGATCCACTCGACCAGGCTGTCGCACTGGCAGGCGATCATGTCGTTGAACTTGAACGCCGACATGCTGTCGTCGACGAAGTCGCACAGGAACAGGTTGGCGAACTCGTCCGGCGCGTATTCGTCGCGCAGCTCTTCGATATCGAACAGGTCGCAGCCGCCCCGCTCGGCATCCTCGATGTTGACGATGTGCCGCCAGACCCGGTCCGGCCCGACGCTGCCGATCGCCAGCGCGTCATGGCTGACGTCGATCGAGATCCGGTCTTCCTTTTTGCGCCGGCGATTGCGCCGCTCGCCGGTCCAGTACGGATAGGCCGGATGCGCGATGGTCGACGGCGTGCTGAAGTAGGTCTTTCGCCACTTCTTGTGGGTCGCCATGCCGGAGGCGACCTTGTTCAGCTCCTCGAAGCTGTGGACCCAGAAGAACTCGTCGAAGTAGAAGTTGCCGTGCCGCCCCTGCGCGGTGCGGAAGTTTGTGCCGAGGAAGTGGAGCTCGGCCGCCGCCTCCTCCGCCGGGCGCAGGTCGGACGTGATCAGCATCGGATCGCCGGTCAACGACACGCCGACCAGCTTGGCGAAGCTGACGATGTAGGTCTTGAACTGGTGTGCCTGCGCCTTCGACGCTGACAGGAAGATCTGGTTACGCCCGGTCTCGATCGCGTCGATCAGGGCCTCGAAGGCGAAGTAGTAGGTCGCGCCGATCTGGCGCGACTTCAGGATCATGCGGGTGCGCTGGCTGAGCGCATTCCACCAGGTCAGCTGATAGTCGTACAGGCCGTCGAGGAAAATTCGCTTCAGCTCTTCCGCCTGCTCGGCGGTGAAGTGGTTCTTCCTCGCCTTCTTCCGCTCGCCGGCATTCCGCTTGCCGACGTTCTCGTTCAGGTCGCCAGCATGGCCGCCCGGCTCCTGGTACCGGCGGACGCGCGCCAGGCTCTCGATCTGCCGCGCCAGCGCATCCATCTCGACCAGGTCGCCAGCGGTCTTCTTTTCCTTGGCGATCAGGGTGAGGAGCCGGATCTCCAGCCCATCCTCGATCTTGGCGATCGACGACGCCTCATCCCAGCGATCGCGCTGCTTCCACGCCTCGATCGTCGCGCGCGGGATCGCGGTGCCCTTGTCGCTGACGACGCCATGCAACGCGAACTCGTCCGCGATCTGCGTGATGCCCCAGCCTCGCCAGTAGAGGCTGCGCGCATGGCGGCGCGGGTCGAACTGCCAAGCGGCGGCCTGGGCGCGGACAGCGGGGGCGGATTGCGGGATCATCGCGGCCGACCATGGCGCGCGGATCAGCCCCTATCGCTGGCACTCAGCGGGACAGCCGCCCGGCCCGATGGCGTCCCTTGGCTTCCCCGGATCTTCGGCCCTTTCTGGCCTCACCAACGCACACCCGCACCGCCCTGCAAGCCGAGGAACCGGACCGATCATGGCCACGACCAAGTTTTTCCGCATCGCCGTCGAAGGCGCCACCGTAGATGGCCGCACGATCGAGCGTGCCCACCTGGAACAAATGGCCGCCAGCTATGACCCGGCGACCTATACCGCGCGGATCAACTGCGAGCATATCGCCGGCTACAGCCCCGAACGCCCGTTCAACGCCTATGGCTCCGTCCTGTCGCTGAAGACCGAAGAGGTCGAGCTGTCGATCAACGGTGCGCCCAAGAAGCTGCTGGGCCTCTATGCCGAGATCGACGCCAACGACCAGCTGGTCCAGATCAATCGGGCCGGGCAGAAGCTGTTCACCAGCTGCGAGATCCACCCCAACTTCGTTGGCGAAGGCAAGGCTTACCTGGTCGGCCTGGCTGTCACCGACATGCCGGCATCGCTGGGCACCGAACCGCTGAAGTTCGCGGCACTGTCCCGCGCTAACCTGTTCACCGTCGCCGAAGAGGTGACGATCGAGTTCGCCGCCGCGTCGCAGGTCGACGTCGTCGAAGCGGCGAAGACCGGCTTTTTCTCCGCCCTCACCGACTTCTTCAAGAGCGGCACCACGGCCGCCACCAACGACAACCCGCCCGTCACGCCGCCGGCCGCGAACGACAACAGCGTCGATGTCGAAAAGCTGGCGGCCGTGATGGGCCAGCAGTTCGCGGCCGCGTTGAAGCCGACTGCCGACGGCTTGGCCGCGCTGGAGACCCGCTTCGGCACGATGGAAGCCCAGCTCTCCAGCACCGAACAGTCTGCCAGCTTCAAGCGCACGCCCGCCACTGGCGGTGCGAACGCGGTCGTCACCGACTGCTGATCAGCGCGCCCCCCGCACAACGCCCCCGCCACCGTCCCCGCCTAACCGGAGCCTGCCCCCATGCGCAAAGAAACCCGCGCCCACTTCAAGGCCTATGTCAGCCAGATCGCGCAGCTGAACGGCATCGATGCCGAAGACGCCGTCGCCCGTTTCAGCGTCGCCCCGGCGGTCGAACAGAAGCTGGAAGAGAAGATCCAGGAGTCGAGCGACTTCCTGCAGCAGATCAGTGTTGTGCCAGTCGTCCAGCAGCAGGGTGACAAGGTTGGTGTCGGCACCACGCGCCCGCTGGCCGGTCGCACGGACACGGCGGCCGGACAGCGCCGCACGCCCACTGATCCGACCGACACCACCGACGATGGCGGTTATCACTGCCGCCAGACCAACTTCGATCACGCGATCAAGTATGCGAAGCTCGACGCCTGGCGCCACAAGCCCGAGTTCCAGACGCTGCTGCGCGACGTCATCCTGAAGCAGCAGGGTCGCGACCGCATCATGATCGGCTTCAACGGCACCTCGGCCGCCAAGCAGACCGATCGCGCAGCGAACCCGCTGCTGCAGGACGTCAATGAGGGCTGGCTGCACAAGATCCGCACGCATGCCCCGAACCGCGTCCTGTCTGAAGGCGAGCTGGGCGAAGATGTGATCTATGTCGCCGCCGGCGTCGAAGTGGTCGATGGCGATGCCACGAACGTGGACATCGCCGAAGCCGATTACGCCAATCTCGATGCGCTGGCATTCGACGCGCTGGACCTGATCGACCCGTGGCACCGCGGCGATACCGACCTGGTCGTGATCGTCGGTTGGGAGCTGGTGAAGGACAAGTACCTGAACCTGCTGCAGGCCGCCGGTGACACCGCGACCGAGCGCGAGGCGGCCCACCGCATCCTGACCCTGCCCAAGCAGCTGGCCGGCAAGCGCGCGGTTATTGTGCCCTTCTTCCCGGAAACGTCGCTGCTGATCACCAGCCTCGATAACCTCGCCATCTATTGGCAGGAAGAGACCCGCCGCCGCCTGATCAAGGATGAGCCGGCGCTCGACCAGATCGAAAACTACGAGTCCGTCAACGAGGACTACGTAGTGGAAGATTACGGCCGCGCCGCGCTGGTCGAAAACGTCCGCATGGGCCGCAAGCCGGCCTGAGCCGGCGCTGCCCTACCCCCGCATCCACTCCGCCCACGGGACATCCGCCAATGAGCCTCGCTCGACGCAAGCGTGATCGCATCCTCGCCGCCCAGACCATTAGCGCGGCGACTGCACCTGTGCGCGGAGTGGCCGCCGCCCCCGCTGCCTCCCCTCCCCGGGCAGCGGGGGCGAATGCCTCCCCTGCGGATCGCGCCGCCGCCCAGATCGCCTTGCGCCTGACGCACGACTTGCGCCGGCTGAAAGAGATCCGCTCGATCGACAAGAAGATCGAGGCCAAGCGCGAGATGCTGCCCGAATACCGGGCCTGGCTCGAAGGCGTGCTGGAAGCCGATGCCGGCCTTGGCACCGGCCTTACCGCCGAAGTGCTGCCGACCTGCATGGTCTGGCTGATCGACATCGGTGAATATGCCCGCGCGCTCGATCTGGCGGACTTCATGCTGCGCCACAACGCGCCAATGCCCACGCGCTACAAGCGCGATGCTGCCACCATCGTGGCCGAGGAAGTCGCAGACGCCGCCGCCAAGGTCCAGAATGCCGGCACCGCGTTCCCCCTCAACGTGCTTTCCCACGCGAACGATCTGACGGCTGACCTCGACCTCCACGACCAGGTTCGGGCGAAGTTGCTTAAGGCGATCGGCGTCGAGCAGCTGCGTATCTCCGAACGGATGGTGGCGGAAGATAGCGGGCCGTCGCTCGAAGCAACCCTTGCCACTCTTCGCGAGGCACAGCGTCTGCACGAACGCGTCGGCGTGAAGGACCGTATCAAGCGCGCCGACAAGCTGCTGGCAGCACTCCCCGCGCCCGAACCGAACACCAGCGGCACTGCCGCCTGACCAGCTCGCCCCCGGCGCTCAGGGGCGGATCGCGCGATGCGGGAGGTCTTCGGGCCGCAGGGCCGCATCTGACCCGATCCCCACCCCTGTAGCCGGGCGCGCCGACCGGAGATCCGCATGTCCTTCGTCGCCCTTCCGTCCGTGCCCTCCAGCGCGCAGCCGCCGGCGGCAGAGGCGATCGTCTACAATGACGGGTTCTTCCCCGACATCGATCCTGCTGCCGTGCGCGAGGCCGCGCGCATCCCGTCCAACATCACCGCGGCCCGCCTGCGAGCGGCGATCATCGGCGCGATTATGACCGCCGCTTACGATCTGACCGGGTTCGTCAGCACCGCTGCCGCTGCAGGGCATCATACACTCGCTGACCTGCCCGCGCCTGAGCTGGATCGGCAGAGCGTCCAGGTGCTGCGCTACCAGCGCGCCGTCGCGCTGCTGACCAAGGCCGAGCTGATCGAGCGGCATGCCGACTACGACACGACCGCCGCCGGCGGCGATGCCGATGATCTTACGCCGACGGTCGACCAGTTGCGCCGCGACGCCCAGCATGCCCTGCGCGACATGCAGGGTCGCGCCCGCACCATGGTGGACCTGATCTGATGGCTGGCGCCGTCACCACCTTGCGCGCGCTGCAGGGCGACACGCTGGATCTGCTGCTGTCGCGTGATACCGGCCTTGGCCCGGCGCACCTGACCCGCGTGCTGGATAGCAATCCCGGCCTCGCCGAGCTGGGGCCGATCCTGCCGCTCGGCACGCGCGTCATCCTGCCCGCGCAGCTCGTCCGCAGCGCACCCGCCACCACCCCCGTCCGCCCCCTCGTCCAACTCTGGAGCTGAACCCTATGGACCTGCGCACCCTCGTCGAAGCCGGTTTCGAAGTGATCGGCTCGCTTACCCCCTCGCTCGTCGGCTCCGCCGTGGCCCAAGCGTGGAAGCCTGCCCTGCCGTGGCGCCAGCGCGTGCTGCAGTGGATGGTCGGCTCGACGGTCAGCTACTACGCCACAGTCGGCATCATCGAGGTGACCAGCTGGGGCACCTTCGTCGCGCAGTCGATCGCCTTCGCGATAGCCCTGCTCGCCTTTGACGCCACCCCCAAGATCGTCGCCGCTGCCACCGACACGCTGACGGGCGTGCCGGCGCGCATCGCCGATCGCATCCTCGGCACGAAGAAGGACTGACCGGCATGAAGCTGTCTCCCAACTTCACCCTGGCCGAGTTCACCGCCAGCGCGACCGCGCAGGCCAAGGGCATCAAGAACGATCCGACGCCCGGCCAGATCGCCGCGCTGCAGCTGCTCTGCGCCAAGGTGCTGGAGCCGGTGCGCGCCCACTACGGGAAGCCGGTGCGGATCACGTCCGGCTTCCGCTCGGTCAAGCTGTGCCTGGCGGTCGGCTCCTCGTCCGGAAGCCAGCACGCGCGAGGCGAGGCGGCCGACTTCGAGATCACCGGCGTCGATAACGTCACGGTCGCGAAGTTCATCCGCGATCGCCTGCCGTTCGACCAGCTCATCCTGGAAAATTACGTCCGGGGACAGCCGAACAGTGGCTGGATCCACGTCAGCTATCGGGACGGCCGGCTGCGCCACGACGTGCTGACCTTCTCCCGCCGCAGCTACTTCAAGGGACTGCTCGCATGATCAAGCTGCTCATCTTCGTCGCCGCCTGGTTCGTCGGCTTCCTGCTGCTGCAGCTGCTGACCAGGCTCCTGCTGCGACACGAGCCGACAGCGCACGGCCAGATCGTTGGCCGGCAGATCGGCCGCATTGTCGGTCTGTTCTGGCCGGTCGCCCTGCCAGCGCTGATCCTGTGGCTGGGCTGGCACGCGCTACGCGAATGGTGGGCGGCGCGATGATCGGCCTGTCGCATGTTGCGCTTGCCGGCGCGCTGGCCGCCTGCCTCGCTGGCATTGGCGGCTATGTGCACGGCACCCGCGTCGGCGTGACGCAGGAACAGGCCGCGCAGGCCCGCGCCGACGCTGCGGCCGACAAGGCGCGCGCCGAGCTGCAGGGCAAGATCGATGCCGTCGGCACCGCCCACCAGGAATCGGAATACGGCCGCCAGGTCGAAGTCAGGGAGATCACCCGTGAAAGTCAGCAGATCATCGAGCGCCCTGTTTATCGCGATGTGTGCATCGATGCTGATGGTGTCGGCCTGCTCGACCGGGCCGCGGCCGTCGCCAACGGAACCGCGAGTGTCCAGCCACCTGCTGGCGACGCCGGCGGAGTTGCCGCAGGTCCAGCGGACTGAGACCGGCGAGATGACCGGCGCCGATGCCATCAGCAGCATGCTGGTGCTGTATGACGTCGCCGGCCAGATCCGCGCTGCCTATATTGCGCTGCAGGACCAAGTGCGCCTGATGCTCACCCCCGTGTCGGTGGATGGCGATGCGCAAGGCCGATAGTCTCCGCAGCTTCATCACCGCGTGCCTGCCGGAGTTCGCCACCCATCCCGATCGACTGCAGCTTTACGTCGACGCCGGCCAGATCCACGCGCAGCAATCGGCCACGCTGTCGTTCACCTATGCCTACGCGCTGAAGCTGCTGGTGACCGACTTCGCTGGCTCGGCCGATCGGCTGATGGTGCCGCTGCTCGCCTGGATCGCCCACGAACAGCCGCAGCTTTTGCGGGGGAATGGCCAGCCTTTCACCTTTGAAGCCGAGCTGCTGGATAGCACCACCAGCGATATCGAGATCTCGCTCGATCTGACCGAAAGCGTGGTGGTTACCCCGCGCGCTGACGGCAGCGGGCATGATGTCAGCCACCCTGTCGAGAAGAAGCCCGGCGCGACCGATTGGGATCACATGTTCCCCGATCCGCCCGGCACCTTCGCCAACCTGTTTGACGGGCTGGGTCAGCTCTACCCGTGACCGACGATCTAGCCGAAGTGGAGCGGATCGCCGGCGCACTGCTGCGCGGCCTGTCCGCCAGCGGTCGCCGCACCATGATGCGCCGCATGGCACGCGAGCTGGCGATCAGCCAGCGCACCCGCATCACTGCGCAGAAACAGCCAGACGGCTCCGCCTTTGAAGCGCGTAAAGCCAAGGCGCCGCCGGTCAGCGGCCGGGGCGCGGCCTGCTTCCTCTATCCATCCGGCAGCGGCGAGCCGCGCCGGGTGATCATGAAGAGCTTCACTTGGGGCACCGGTCGGATGCTGACCGGGTTCGATATCGAGGCCGGCGGTATCCGTTCCTTCGAGTTCGACCGGATCGTCAAATGGCTCCCCGTTCCGGAAGAGCATCGCAATGCAGGCGCCGGTCAGCGGCGCCGTCGTGGCGGGCTGCGCCGGCGCGCGATGTTCCGCCGCTTGGCCTCGTCCCGCTTCCTGAAGACCGGCACCGACGATAGCAGCTTCTGGGTCGGCTTCAGCGGCAAGGTGTCCGAGATCGCCCAGGTCCACCAGCATGGCCTGCGCGATCGGCCATCCCTGCGCGCCAAGACCGTGCCCTATGCCAGACGCGAACTGCTCGGCGTCTCAACCGATGATCGAAACCGCCTGCTAGATACGCTTCACGCGCGACTACATTCGTCCACAGCGTCACTCAGCCGGATAGCATTCTGACCACATAAATTGTTATCAAGCTTGATAACACCGAAGGCTTTGCGGCTAGTGATGCCGTCGGTAGAAGGGTGACCGGCAGCGCGGTGACGGAGTTTTTTAGGGCATGTTGTTTCGCGTCATTCCGTGGAACGGAAACCTTCCGACTTCTGGCAACAATGAAGTCTATCTTAGAATTGACCGATGGAACGACTACTCATTCGTTACGATGTTCCAAGTCTATTTATTTGATGAAATCGGTAAGTTAATAGAACTTGGCAGTGTAAAGATTGGGTTTTCCGGGCAGACCACTGACACCGCCACCCATATTGCATTAGGTCAAAGCTTCACTTCCCTTCCATCGCCATTCTTTTCCCTCGGCACGGACGTATCTTATTATCGGAAACTCGGAACTGAGGTTGGGCCGGTAGTCAGAGAATCGTACTGCCAAGCGCTGAGGGACGTGGTCTTCGACGAGAAATCGTTTGAAGTGGCAACAGGTGAACAAGTTTTCAAAACATCTCTACTTAGAGATAGTAGTTTGTCAGCTATACATGGACAATACAAACGCGTTCTGGCCGGGGGCGTTCCACTGACAGACTTCATATTTCACTACAAGATTCCGCAATCCCATGATTTTGGCGGCTTAGAACTGCAAGTAGAGGTCACAGCAAATTCAAAGCCAAGGACCAACGTTCATGCGATCATCGGTCGCAACGGAGTTGGGAAGACGACCATACTGAATGATATGATTTCGGCCGCAATCGACCCTGAGCGCGCACGTGGCAACTTTATGGCTAGATCAATCTTCACCGATACTCCGATTGGCGACGATTACTTTAGCAGCGTCATATCCATATCGTTCAGCGCCTTTGACCCGTTTGACCCGCCACGAGATCGACCGGATCCGGAATCTGGACCAGCTTACCATTACATTGGCCTGAAAGACACCGAAGGCGACGCACACACGAACCTCAAAGGCTTACCTAGGCTGCATGGCGAGATTGCTGGAAGCCTGCGCAAGGTGTTCAGCGAAACTGCGTCTCGCGAAAGGTGGGTCGCAGCGATCAAGACGCTTGAGTCTGACGAAAATTTTGCCGCGATGAACCTAACCGACCTGTTAATGTACAACGGCGACTTCGACCAGAATGTGTTCCGTACTCTCAGAAGGATGAGTTCAGGCCACACGATTGCCATGTTAATCATGGCTCGACTTGTAGAAACTGTCCAAGAGAAAGCTTTGGTCCTTATCGACGAGCCGGAAAGTCACCTCCACCCTCCTTTGCTATCGGCGCTGACGAGATCCATAAGTGATCTTTTGTTTAATCGTAACGGAGTGGCTATCGTCGCCACGCACTCACCAGTCGTCTTACAAGAAGTTCCTCGGTCCTGTGTTTGGAAGATAACAAGGTCCAAATTGGCGGTGGCATTATCTCGACCTGAGATGGAGACATTCGGTGAGAATGTTGGAACTCTGACACGTGAAGTTTTCGGCTTGGAGGTGAGCAAATCAGGTTTTCATTCATTACTTGCTTCCGAGGTGAATTTGGGGCGAAGCTTTAATGAAGTACTAGAAGATTATTCCGGTCAGCTTGGCTTCGAAGCGCAAGCGATCTTGCAGGCGATGATAACTCAACGAGATCTGAAAGCGTCCTAAGGTCATGCGGCGGTTAGATGTTCCACTCAACGACCCAGGCCTGCTTTTCGACGCATGCGTGGCGGAGCTCTCAGACCCAGCAAGCGAGGCCAGATTTGCTGCCGAGAAAGCCAATGTAGTAGGTGCTTACGCGCTATACGATGTCGCCTCGGCTGCTAGATCTTGGCATGCTCTGCCCCGCTGCAGAAGAGGCGAGCCAGATCAAGTTGTCGTAGGAACTCTAACGAAAGGGGAAATCAGGGCCTTATATTCAGAGTGCATGGTTGCGTCACGCGGCCCCGCTCGCGATGCTTATGATAGCATATTGGTCGCTGCCGCAGGGCGATGCCCTTATTGCGGCGGCATCGGACACGCGGCAACTCTCGACCACTATTTGCCCAAGGCTTATTTCCCAACCTATGCGGTTAAACCTCAGAATCTCATTCCGAGTTGCCAAGACTGTAACAAAGGACTTGGCTCATCATTTCCAACTACAGCCAACAAGCAATCGCTCAACCCATATTACGACGATGCTAAATTTTTCAACGAAAGGTGGATCAAGATAGAGTTCTTTAGTAATAGTATTTACAAGTTTCGGTACAAGGTTGAACCACCGCTCGGGTGGTCAAACATAGATAAAGATCGAGCGCTGTCCCACTTCGATGCATTTAAGTTAGAGAATCGTTATGCCGTAGAAGCAGCAGCTGAGATAACTAATGTACTCTTTCTTAAATCAACATTAGGGGCCGGCTACACGCCTGATAACATGGAAAGAATAATTGATGTACAAGCACGATCTCCGGCTTTTGATCTTAATGGGTGGAGACGTACATTTTACGAGGGGCTAAAAGCAGAAAGATGGTTTTTTGAAAATATTTGATCATCTCTAGAAGCAACACGGCATTATAGACTATGTTCTTGCAACCGCTTTCTTACAGGCGTTGCTGAATGCGTAATCATCGGGACAGCCGCTCTACCCGCTGCCCGGCGTAGCCGGGCCGCCCTCGCATCAGCGACATGGCCGGCATGGCTGGCCCCACCTACACCGCTGTCGATCTATCGCGCCTGCCCGCGCCGGACATTATCGAGCCGCTCGACTTCGAAGCGGTCTACGCTGACGCCGTCGCGCAGCTGCAGCTGCTGTGGCCGGAGTTTGAGGCGCGCGACAGCGACCCGGTCGCCAAGCTGCTGCAGACTTTCGCCTACCTCGCCCAGCTGCTGCGCCAGCGGGTCAACGATGCCGCCCGCGCCGTCATGCCCGCCTTCGCCGTCGGTTCGGACCTCGACAACATTGCCGCATCCTTCGGCATCGCACGCCTGCTGATCACGCCGGCCGATCCGCAGCTCGGCCTGCCGGCGGTGATGGAGAGCGATGCCGACTTCCGCCGGCGCATGGTGCTGGCGCCCGAAGGCTATTCGGTGGCAGGTCCTGAAGGTGCCTATGTCTTCCATGCGCTGTCAGCGGATGGCGACGTGCTGGACGCCAGCGCCACCAGCCCCTCTCCCGGCGCCGTGCTGGTGTCTGTGCTGGCGCGCGCGGGCGACGGCACCGCTTCGCCGGCGCTGCTGGACGCGGTCGCGACCTATGTGTCGGACGAGACGCGCCGCCCCCTGACGGATTTCGTCACCGTCCGGTCGGCCGAGATCGTGCGCTACGCCGTCGACGCGACGATCACCACCTTCAGCGGTCCCGATGCCGGCGTGGTGCTGGCTAACGCCCGTGCGGGATTGGACGCCTATGTGGCCGAGAGCCACCGCATGGGCCGCGACGTCACCCGTTCCGGCCTGTTCAGCGCCATCCACGTCGAAGGCGTGCAGAACGTCGACCTGGCCTCGCCGGCCGACGACATCGTCATCGGCCGCACGCAGGCGCCGCACTGCACCGGCATCACGCTGACCCATACGGGCACCGGCGAGTGACCTATCCGTCCATCCTGCCGCCCGGCTCCACCCCGCTGGAGCGCGCGCTCGAACAGGTCGCCGCGCGCCTGCTGGACATGCCCACGCCGATCCGATCGGTCCGCTCGGCCGACACCTGCCCGATCGCGCTGCTGCCATGGGAGGCCTGGGGTCGCTCGCTCGACAATTGGTCTGCCAGCTGGAGCGAGCCGGTCAAGCGCGAGCGCGTGCGCCAGGCGATCCCGATCGCCCGGCAGAAGGGCACCGCGGCGGCCGTGCGCTCCGTTGTGCAAAGCCTCGGCGGTTCGGTGGCGATCCGCGAGTGGTGGCAGATGGAGCCGCCGGGCGAGCCGCACACCTTCGAGCTGGTGCTGAACCTGGAACGCGAGGGCGTGCCGGCGTCTGCCGCCTTCGTCGATCAGGTCATCGCCGAAGTTGCCCGCGCCAAGCCGGCGCGCAGCCACTTCAATTTCACCCAGGGGCTTAACTCGCGTGGCGGCATCGGCCTCGCCGCCGTCGCACGCCCTTCGATCTACGCCCGCCTGTCCTGCCTGGCAGCGGCGGCCTGACAGGAGCATCCATGGCCCTCACCCTGATCGTCACCGATGCCGGCCGCGCCGCCCTGGTCAACGCCAGCAACTCCGGCACCGCAGCCGTTACCATCGCGCATGTCGGCGTCTCCGCCAGCGGGGTCGCGCCTAGCAGGACCGCCGCCGCATTGCCGGGCGAGATCAAGCGCATCGCCACCCTTTCCGGCGACGTGGTCGCGGCGGACACCATCCACCTGATCGTGCGCGACGAAAGCAACGATGCCTACAGGCTACGCAGCTTCGCGCTCTACCTGGCGGACGGCACCCTGTTCGCCATCTACGGACAGCCGGATGTCATCCTGGAGAAATCGTCGCAGGCGCTGATGCTGCTGGCGATCGACGTCCAGTTTCCCGACATCGCCGCCACGCAGCTTACCTTCGGTGACACCAACTTCCTCAATCCCCCTGCCACGACTGAACGGCAGGGGGTGGTTGAGCTGGCGACGGTCGCCGAAGCGCGGGCCGGTGCCGACGCGCTGCGCGCACTGACGCCCGCCGCTGCGAAGGCGGCGATCCTGGGCTGGCTGCTTGGGCAGGATGGATCCGGGTCCGGTCTGGATGCCGACCTGCTCGATGGCCAGCAGGGCAGCTGGTATGCCAATATCCCGCAGCGGCTCGGCTACAGCCCCGCCAACGCCGGCGGCCAGATCTTCGGCGGTCCGGTCGGCCGTGCGCCGTCCTTCTACCTCGATATGCTCGGTGACAATCCAATCATCGTGTTCTCGCCGAGCGCGAACATCACGCAGGGCCGCGCGCTCGAAGAACTCTGGTTCACGCTTGGTGGCAGCATCCGCCATACGATGACGAAGGACGCGCTGGTCATCGGCGGCAACGCCGCCTGGCACGCGGGCAATGATGGGTCGGGCTCGGGCCTGGATGCCGACCTGCTCGATGGCCAGCAGGGCAGCTGGTATGCGAACATCCCCCAGCGGCTCGGCTTCAGCCCCGCCAACGCCGGCGGCCAGATCTTCGGCGGCCCGGTGGGGCGTGCGCCCTCCTTCTATCTCGATATGCTCGGGGACAATCCAATCATCGTGTTCTCGCCGAGCGCGAACATCACGCAGGGCCGCGCGCTCGAAGAACTCTGGTTCACGCTTGGTGGCAGCATCCGGCACACGATGACGAAGGACGCGCTGGTTATCGGCGGCAACATCGCCTGGCACGCGGGCAATGACGGGTCCGGCTCCGGCTTGGACGCCGATATGGTCGATGGCTTCGACGCTTCGGCCTTCCTCCGCGACGTCGGCAGCTCGTTCGGCGAGAACGGCTATCTGCGCCTCAGCAACGGGCTGATCCTGCAATGGGGCACGATCGCCGGCACGTTCGCCGCGCACCAAGACATCTACGTGACCTTCCCCATCCGCTTCCCCAGCGCGACGCTCAGCCTTGTAGGCGCCAACAGCGACGTGGCGGCGCAGGCATCGGCCGTGGTCGGCTTCAACTACTCGCCGCCGCCCGGCCCGGACGGCTTCAACTTCCGCACCAGCGTATCGGGTCAAAACCGGCTCAATTGGTTCGCCATCGGGTTCTGAGGGGTCAGCACATGCTCTATTTTTCCGCCAGCTCGGGCGGGTTCTATGACGACCAGCTCCACGCAACTCTGCCGGGCGATGCGGTGAAGGTATCGCGGGAGAGGCACGGAGAATTGCTCTGCGCTCAATCCGCCGGGCTGATGATCGTCGCGGATGGCAACGGCGCGCCTGTCGCCGTCCCCCGCCCCGGCCCGACACCGGCGGACATGGGTGCCGATCTACGCAAGCAGCGCGATGCGCTGCTGACCGCCTCGGACTGGACGCAGATGCCTGACGCACCTCTGACCAAGGCCGAACGCGACACCTGGCGCGCCTATCGCAAGGCGCTTCGCGATCTGCCCGCAACCACTCCCGATCTCGCCGCCGTCGTGTGGCCGGTCGCGCCTGCCTGAAAGGACACGAACATGACCATCGCCACCACCATCGACGGCTATGATGAAAGCACGCGCACCGTCGCTGTCACCTTCACCAACGGCGAGATCGTGCACAAGCGCAGGGTGAACGCCGTGCTGGCCGAACATGGCGGCTATGACGAAGCCGCCACCGCCGTCCGGGTCGAGGAAGTCGCCCGCGGCGTCGCCGTGAAGATCGGCCTTGGCGTCATCGCCGCCCCCTCCATCGACACGGACGAAGAGGTCTAAGCACCATGGCATTCCGTCACGGCATCACCGTTACCGAGATCCCGTCCGGCATGGCCGGCGGCGGCTCCCCCAGCGCCCCGAACATCACCAGCGTCGATCCCGGCGGCAGCTTCCCCGAAGGGCAGGCCGTCGCCGGCAGGCTCACTGCCACCGTCCCGGTGACCTGGAGCGTGATCGGCACGGACGCGGGGAAGGTCACGCTGGATGCGACCACCGGCGCATGGTCGCTGGAGCCGACCAATCACGGGGTCAAGGCGAGCTACGCATGGACCTTCATCGCGACGGATGCGACCGGACAGACGGACCAGCAGCCGGTGACGATCGCCATCACCGATGTCGTCAGCGTCACGCTGGCCGCGCTGACGCTGTCCGCTTCCGTCCTGGCCGAAGGTGCCGCACCGGGCGCCACGGTCGGAACCCTGCAGGCGATCAGCAGTGGATCCACGCTGTTGCTCATGGCTAATGCCGGCGGCCGCTTCCAGCTTGACGGCACCGCCATCCAGGCCGGGCCGACCGCGACCGATTACGAGACCGGCGCACTGCACCAGGTGACCGTGCGCGAGACGCATCCGGACGCGCCTGCGCCCGGCTACCGCGACACCACCCTGACGATCGCCATCGGCAATGTCGCCGAGCAGCCTGCGCTGGGTGCACTGCTGCTCAGCACCACCAGCCTCACCAGCGGCCAGCTGGTCACGATCAACATCACGGGCGCGACCGCCGGCAGCACGATCACGGTTGCCAGCGGTGCGCTCAATGCAGGCCTGGCGCTCAACAGTGCGGCGCGGACCATCACCGGCACTCCGACCGCGCTGGGCAAGGTGGACTTCGAGCTGAACGAAGCCCTGCCCGATAGCCCGACGCCCAACCGCAGGTCGCCGCTCTCGCTGACCGTCACGGCAGCGGCACCCGCGCCGGCGCTGACGCTGACCGGCCCGCTGGCCTATGAGGCCGATGCGGCTGCGGGCACCACCGTGGCGAACATCGGCAACGTCCCTGCGGGCTCCACGCCGACGATCACGCCGAACGATGGGCGGTTGGCCGTCGCCGGCAACGCCGCGGATGGCTGGCGCGTGGTCAAGGGTCTGACCGCTTCTGCCGCTGGCACCTTCAACCTCACCGCGGCCGCTGCCGGCGCCACTTCCGCAACGGCCGCGGTGACCGTCACCGCCGCCGCTGCCACGGGCTGGGCGATGGGCCTCGCCCGCACCCCGGCCTATGTGCCGCAATGGACTCGCCCGGCCACGATCGCGGCGGGCAAGGCCAACGGCTCGATCCCGGCCGATGCGATCGAGTTCGAGACGGGCAACAATGGCGGACCGTTCAGCGCCGACGCAGCAGGCTGGGCGGCCTTCATGGATGCGTGCAACGCGGCCGACAAGCCGGGAGCGATCCAGACGCCGCTGCCTGCGCTGACCGGCGTAGCCCGCAAGTATCTGTACCGGGGCCTTTACGGCGCTGGTCCGCAGGATGTGCTGATCAAGCGAACCGATCGGACGACCGGCACCCGCACCTCCCTGTGGATGGTCTGGAAGAACAAGCCGATCATCCGCGGCATCGAGTTCGACAGCCATGCCGGCATCATCGGTGTCACCTATCCGCGGCATCGCCTGGCCAAGGTGGAGAAGGTCAACGACGTAGACACCTGGCTCTCCCACGGGAACCCGTACTTCACCAGCACCGAACCGACCCAGCAGTCATTCGGTGCTGTTGCGACGACGTTCCCGGTCGGGCAGCTGGGCACGATCATCCTCAACGGCAACGTGAACATCACCGGGCTGAGCGTTGTCTACCAGCGGGCAACCACCGTCGACGTTGGACAGCCTGACCCGACGGGTCCGCGCATGACGGCGAAGATCCTGGACACGGATTGGTATGCTGAATGCGAGACGGTTCAGCTGTTCGCGGCCGGGCAGGCCGCCTGCACTACCCATGCCCAGGTGCGCGATGCGATCAATGCCAACAGTGCCGCGACTGGCTACCTGGCGGAACTGAACGACGCCGGCCAGGTCCGCCTGACACACGACAGCGTTACGCTGCCCCGGGCGCCTGACGAGATCAATGCCGCTTACAGTGGCAGCGGAACCGTCTCGACTTACAACCGCACGCCTGATTTCGACCTGAGCCACAACACGCTGACGGACTGCAATCAGGGCTATGGCGCGGTGCTGGACGCGCTGGAGCTCGGCTTCGTCACGATCTGCAACAACAAGTGCCCTGGCACCTGGAACCTGCTGTCCGCGCCGGTCCTGCGGTGGTCTGGACTCCATGCGGCAGGCAACCACTGGTCCGATTGCATGCTGACCCGGCCGACTGCGGTGGGTCGCACCAACAGCCGCTTGCCGCGCGGGTCAAGTCTGACCGGACACAACACCCTGTTGTGGCTCGGCAACGATAGCAACGCCCGCATGCGCTACCACGGCGCGATGGGCGGGAATATCTGCCTGATCGAGAACAACCAGGTGGAGAACGTCGAGAGCGCCAACGACACCGACACGGTGAACGCGGCGGTGCTGGCTGACATTCGCAACGCCTGGCAGAACACCGCGCTGGGGCGGATCGTGCGTCGAGCTTACAACCACGTCGTCCACCTGGTCGGCGTGGTCGGACCGATCGACTGCAACGTCTTCTACAGCAAGGATCGCGGCGGCTCCTACGTCGCGAACTACATGCGGGACTTCGGTGCTGCCTACTACGATGCCAATCGCAAGGGCTCGGAAGCTGCTGCCATTCTGAAGAAGAACCCCGGCTCCTACTATTCGACTGTTGCCGGCGTTGCGGCGTTCGGCATTCCCGGCAACGCAGCGGCGCCGGGCGGTGGAGCCGAGCCGGAACCGATGGTCTACCGAGGCAACACGATGATCGACGGACCGGATGGGACCGCCTGGGTCAAGAGTGACGAGGACGGCGCCTACACCATCATCGAGCAGAACCTGTTCGATGGCTGGGACAACCAAAAGGCCGGTGTGGATCAGACAGGCGGCAGCACTTCCGGCCTGATCCGCGTGACCACCCACCAGTTTGGCGGGCAGGTGAACGGTAATTTCTTCATCCGCTGCAACCCGCGATCGTCGACCAAGCGACTGATCAACTTCTGGAACATCACCGCCGTCGGTACGCACGATGGAGCGCGCTGGCAGGTGAGCGGGAATCAGTTCCAGCAGACGGACACCGCCTACACCGCCGATACTCCCCTGGTCACCTACAACGGCACGACGGTGAACAGCCTGCGGTCCAATTTCCGGGTCGGCACCAATCCCATCCTTGATGCTTCTGAGGCGCCAACCGGGTTCAAGTTCCTGCTGGTCGAGGACAGCAACGCGGTCTTCAACGGCACGCCGGTCGCGCAAGCGCCCCTTTACGGGTCGGCGGACTTCCTTGCAGCATATGGCGTCGATCCGATGCCGTTGCTGGCAGCCTGACGGAGACGATCTGGCCGGCAACACGCCCAGCCTTCACGCCAAGCAATTCCCCCTTTACGGAAGGGGGTCTCGGATGTCCCCACATCCCTGAAACCAGCGAGCCTGCACTCGCACTCTATGGGCAGCGCGCCTGCCCCCATTCGAGTACCCTTCCGCGTCACAGGCGCGGAAGGGGCTTCGTGCAGGAACATCATCATGTCTACCCCTTTTGTTCTCGTTTCCCCAACTGCGCCTGCTGCCGGCTACATCGGCGGCAAACGCAACCTTGCTAAGCGTGTCTGCGCCCTCATCGATGCCACTCCGCATACCAGCTACGCCGAACCGTTCGTCGGCATGGGCGGCATCTTCCTGCGCCGCACGCGCCGTCCCCGCGCCGAGGCGATCAACGATATCTCCGGTGACGTGGTGGGCCTGTTCCGCTGCCTGGCAGAGCATTACCCCTACCTGGTCGACATGCTGCGCTTCCGGGTCACGAGCCGGGCGGAGTTCCAGCGCTTGCTGGCGGTGGCGCCGGAGACCCTGACGGATCTGCAGCGCGCCGTGCGCTTCCTCTACCTCCAGCGCCTCGCCTTCGGCGGCAAGGTGTCGGGGCGCAACTTCGGCGTCGACGCCGCCGCGCCAGCGCGGTTCGATGTTGGCAAGCTGGAGCCTATGCTCGCCGACATCCACGATCGCCTGCAGTCCGTCGTGATCGAGCGCCTGCCCTATGGCGACTTCATCCGCCGCTACGATCGTGATGGCGCCCTGTTCTACCTCGATCCGCCCTATTGGGCCTGCGAGACGGACTATGGCCCCGATGTCTTTGCGCGCGAGGACTTCGCCGCACTGGCGGCGCAGCTCGCCGGCATCAGGGGCAAGTTTCTGATGTCGCTGAACGACACGGACGGCGTTCGCGAGACCTTCGCCGCCTTCGAAGTGCAGGCGATCGACACCACGTACACGGTTGGCAGCAAGGCCCGGCCGGCGCGCGAGGTGCTGATCAGCAACTATCCGCTGGCCGCCAACGACGCCTGACTCGATGCAATCTTGACCTCTCACCGGCAGCGGACGCTGGATGTCCGCTGTCGGGTGATGGTGATCGAGGCCGACTGGCCAAGATGGGTGGTTAGCGGACGTAAGTCTACATAACGCGGAGGGTTATCAACGCTGCCAAAGCGATGGACCAGCTTGCTGCAAATAAGACGGCGGTCAGGCCAACGCTGTGCTTGGATAGCTTGAGACCAAGATACAATGCCGCCGGGGAGAGAAGGAGGGCCGTCTGTAAGGTCAAGCCAGCGACATTTGACTCAGTCGTCCAGATCGTAAAGCCGGATCCCACAACGAGCATCAACCAGAAGAGCGCGATCAACGCGGCTGCGACCAGTAGCACCCAAAGGGACATTCTCATCAAGGGAAGGATGTTCGCCGGCATCGTGGCAGATTACCGCATACGGCGAATGTCCGCAAAGGGGCGTGAGCGGCCGGTCAGCTTGCGGCATGCTCAACGGCCGGCCAAATGGACAGAAGTGGGTGGTTAGCTGCCTTTCAATACGCTACGCGAGAAGCATGAAAAGCAGCACGGCAAGGCTTCTTCTGTTCCTCGCGCAGCTCCTCCCTGCAGTCGTGTTTATAGAGTTGGTCCTTGCGCACTCAATCTGGACTGCTCCGCTAGCGTTCGCCGCTATATTTTTGCTTTTCGGAGTAAAATGTAGGCACTGCGGCCTGCCTGGATGGGACAAAAGCGTCATGGGCACGCGCGTCCCCGTCAGATTAGGCGCGTTCGATGTATGCCCACGTTGTGGGCATCAGATGCTGCTAAACTAACGTCCGATATGGGGCGTGAACGGACTGGCGGCTTTTGGGCCGAAGTCGCAGATTGCAGACGTCGGTCTTCGCCTCGGCAGCAGAGCTTCGGTGCCAGCGTACCTCTAACGTCCGCGTAGCGGCAGCGGGCCGGGCGGCCGTCCCGCTGCGGGGCCGCGCATGGACGCCGCAGCGTCGCCATGGTCGCGATCATGGCCCGTTCCGTAGATCCTGCTCAGCTGACCGGCGAAGTCGTCCAGATCGGCACGATCGCGTCCGTCGACCACGCATCCGGCACCTGCACCGTCATCATCGGCGACCTGACCACCGGTGATCTGCCCTGGCTCGCCCCACGCGCGGGCGGCGTGAAGATCTGGTCGCCGCCATCCGTAGGCGAGCAGGTGATTGTGCTCTGCGCGGAAGCCGATCTCGCTTTGGGGCTGGTGCTGCCCGGTATCACTTCTAACGCCAACCCTGCCCCGTCATCGTCAGCCGACCTGGTGCTGATCGAGATGCCGGATGGCGCCACCCTGTCATACGATCATGCGGCGCATGCACTGGCGGCCATCCTGCCTGCTGGCGGCACCGCTACGATCGACGCGCCCGGCGGGCTGACCTTCAATGCCGATGTCACGATCAACGGCCGCACGATCATGAACGGCGACGTCGATGTCGACGGCAAGGTTGCCGCCAGCACCGACATGACCGCCGCCGGCATCAGCCTGAAGTCGCACCTGCACCCCGGCGTCCAGGCCGGCGGCGCGAAGACCCGGCCGCCCGAATGACCGGCATGTCGCGCACCGGCGGCGCCGAGATCGACGGCCTGGACCATATCCGCCAGTCGGTCGGCGACATCCTCGGCACCGCTGTCGGCACCCGCGCCGGCCGCCGCGACTATGGCTCGCTGCTGCCCCGCCTGATCGATCAGCCGATGAACGGCGCAGGCCTGCTGCGCGTCTATGCCGCCACCGCGTTGGCGCTGGCCCGGTGGGAGAACCGCATCCGGCTGCGCCGTGTGCAGCTCGCCGCCGGCGAGAAGCCCGGCGCCGCGACCCTGATCATCGATGCCGTGCGGACGGACACCGCCGCCGGCGACGCCGCCCGCCTCGTCCTGCCCCTCAAGCCCTGACCCTTCAAGGAACTGCCCATGGCCTTCAAGCACGGAATCACCATTGCCGAGATCACCAGCGGCGCCCGCACGCTGACCGCGATCTCCACCGCCATCATCGGTCTGGTCGCTACGGCCGACGATGCCGACCCCGTCACCTTCCCGCTGGATACGCCGGCGCTGATCACCGATATCGAGACGGCAATCGGCAAGGCAGGCAAGGAAGGCACGCTCGCGATCGCGCTGCGCGCCATTGCCGACCAAACCCGCCCGGTGATGGTGGTGGTGCGCGTGGCGGAAGGGGACACCCCTGCGGCGGTCGCCAGCAACACCATCGGCATCACGCTGCCCAATGGTCGGCGAACCGGCATGCAGGCGCTGCTGGATGCAAAGGACATCCTGGGCATCAAGCCGAAGATCCTCGGCACACCGGGACTGGAATCGCAGGCGGTCACCACCGCGCTGGCCGTGGTGGCGCAGAAGCTGCGCGGCTTCGGCTATGCCCGCGCGATCGGCACCACCGTTCCGGAGCTGACCGCCTATCGCGCCCTGTTCGCCGCGCGCGAGCTGATGCTGCTGGCGCCCGACTTCATCGCCTTCGATCCGGTCGCCGAAGCCAACGTCACCAGCTATGCCGCCGCCCGCGCCATGGGCCTGCGCGCGCTGATCGATGAACAGGTCGGCCCGCACAAGACGCTGTCCAACACCGCCGTCGCCGGCGTGCTGGGCGTCACGCAGCCGATGCGCTGGGATATCGAGGATCAGTCGACCGATGCTGCCCTGCTGAACGCTGCCGAGGTGACCGCCGTGGTGCGCACCGATGCCGGCTTCCGCTTCTGGGGCAACCGCACCGCGGCGGAGAGCGGCAGCCCGTTCGCCTTCGAAGGCACCGTGCGCGTCGCCCAGCTGCTGACCGACACCATCGTGCACGGCATGCTGTGGGCGATCGACAAGCCGCTGACGCCCAGCCTGGCGAAGGACATCATCGAGACCGTCAACGGCCTGTTTCGCGGGCTGAAGGCCGCCGGCGTGATCCTCGGTGCCACGGCCTGGTTCGATGAGGCGAACAACGACATCGCCGGCCTGCGCGCCGGCAAGCTGCGGATCGACTTCGACTACACCGTGCCGCCGCCGCTGGAAGACCTCGGCTTCAACCAGCACATCACTGACAGCTACTTCGCCGATTTCAGCGCGCAGCTGGCGGCCGACGTCTGATCGCCCGCACCGCCTGATCACCCCCGCTTTCACAGGAGTTTGTCACCATGGGTATGCCCCGCGTCCTGAAGGACATGATGCTGTTCAACGAAGGCCTCGCCTACCAGGGCGAGGCGAAGACCGTCACCCTGCCCACGCTGACCCGCAAGATGGAGGAGCATCGCGGCGCCGGCATGAGCGGCGCGCTGCAGATGGACATGGGCATGGAGGCCATGGAGCTGTCGTTCACCTGCGGCGGGCCGATGCGCCAGGTGCTGCGTCAGTGGGGCGTGCCGACCATCGACGGCGTCTACGTCCGCTTCGCCGGCAACTATCAGCGCGATGACACCGGCGACATCGACCACATCGAGGTGATCGCGCGCGGTCGCCATTCCGAGATCGAGATGGGCGACCAGGAGACCGGCGAGGCCAGCGACTTCAACGTCACCATGGCGCTCGCCTACTTCAAGCTGGTCTGGAACGGCCGCGTCGAGATGGAGATCGATCCCATCAACATGATCGAGTTGGTCAACGGCATCGACCGCTTGGCCGAACGCCGAGCCCTGCTCGGCGTCTACTAATCGCCTCCCTGAGCCTCGGCCCGGCCCAGCGCCGGGCCGCCTTTTCCCGCATCTGATCTCCGGAGCCTGCCATGACCGCCGCCGTCCTGTCCCCCATCATCACCCTCGACACGCCGATTCAGCGCGGCGAAACCACCATCGACACGCTGCAGCTACGCAAGCCCAAGTCGGGAGAGCTGCGCGGCTTGTCCCTGGTCGATCTTGGCCAGCTGAAGGTCGATGCCCTGACCAAGATCCTGCCGCGCGTCGCGCTGCCCACCATCACCGAAGCGGAAGCGGCCGATCTCGACCCGGCCGACCTGCTGGCCTGCGGCGCGGAGATCGGCGGTTTTTTGCTGCAGAAGTCGCAGCGCACGGATGTCCTCGATCAGTAGACGACGCGATGGCGGACGTGGCGATCATCTTCCACTGGCCGCCTGCTGCAATGGACGGGATGGGCCTGTCCGAACTGATGGGCTGGCGCGCGCAGGCCGCGCGCCGGTCGCAAGCCCCTGACAAACCGAAGCCCGGGAAACGCTGATGGCCGACCGCAACCTGCGCATGCAGATCATCCTAGAAGGCCTGGACAAGCTGACCGCCCCGCTTCGCCAGATCTCCGGCGCCTCCACCGGCGCGCGCGCCGATCTGGCGAAATTGGGGGCCGAGCTGAAGGACCTGGAGAAGGTGCAGCGTCAGGTTGGCGAGTTCCGCCACCTGAAGATCGGCCTGCGCGACAGCGAGACGGCGATGCAGCAGGCGCAGGCGCGCGCCACCGCGCTCGGCCGCGACCTCGCCCAGACGGAGAACCCCACCCGCAAGATGCGGCAGGAATTCGAGAAGGCGCGCCGCAGCGCCGAGCAGCTGAGCGATAGCCATCGCCAGCAGCAGGTGCGCCTCAATGCACTGCGGTCCGACCTGTCGGCCGCCGGCATCTCGACCCGCGACATGGCGAACGAGGAACGGCGGCTGCGCGGCGAGATCGACCGGGTGAACGATGCCATGCGCGAGCGCACCACGCATCTGGAGCGCGCCGGCCGGGCGCAGCGCGACGCGCAGAAGCTGCAGGATCTGGGCGGCAAGGCAACCGGCGCCGGCATCGGCATGATCGCTGCCGGTACCGCCACCGCCGCGCCGCTGTTCATCGCCACCGAACAGGCCATGACGCTGGAAAGCGCGATGGCCAATGTGCGCAAGGTGGTGGATTTCCCCACGCCCAAGGCCTTCAGCCAGATGTCGACCGACATCTTGGACATGAGCACCCGCATTCCGATGGCGGCGGAAGGAATCGCGCAGATCGTCGCCGAGGCCGGGCGCGCCAATGTGCCGCGCAAGGAGCTGCTGGCCTTCGCCGAGGATGCCGCCAAGATGGGCGTCGCCTTCGAGATGGAGGCGGCAGACGCCGGGCAGACCATGGCCAAGTGGCGCACGGCCTTCGGCATGACGCAGGCCCATACGGTAAGCCTGGCCGATCGCATCAACGCGCTGACCAACGCCTATGGCGGCAATGTCGGCGCCGTCACCGAGATGGTCACTCGCATCGGCCCGCTCGGCAATGTCGCCGGCGTCGCCGCGCCGCAGATCGCGTCCATGGCGCAGCTCCTGTCCGCCGTGGGCGTGGAAAGCGAGATCGGCGCCACCGGCATCAAGAACATGATGCTGGCGCTGACCAAGGGCGAGGCCGCCACCAAGTCGCAGAACGAGGCATTCTCCGCGCTGGGGCTGAACGCCGTCCAGGTGGCGAAGGACATGCAGCGCGACGCTGGCGGCACGATCCTCTCCGTCATGCAGCGACTGCAGGCGCTGCCCAAAGAAGCGCAGGCTGGCATGCTGACGGAGCTGTTCGGCTCGGAAAGCGTGGCCGCGATCGCGCCCATGCTGACCAGCCTCGATCAGATGCGGACGAACTTCGCCATGGTCGGCGACAGCAGCAAGTATGCGGGATCCATGAACCGGGAGTTCCTGGCCGCCACCGCGACCACCGCGGGCGCCACCGGCCTCGCCGGCAATGCCCTGTCCGCGCTCAACATCACCATGGGTCAGATGCTGCTGCCCACCGTGGTCGCGATCTCGGAAAAGGTCCGCAGCGCGGCGAACGTCCTGCGAGGATGGGCGGCGGAGAACCCGCGCCTGGCCAAGGCGGTGATGATCTTCCTGGCGGTCGGCGCTGGCCTGCTGATCCTGCTGGGCGGTCTCGCCCTCGCCTTCGGTGCGGTCGCCGCCGCCACTGCGCCGCTGGTCGCCATCCTCGGCATCACCATCGGCGCACTGTTCGGATGGATGATCGCCATCGTCGCCGCGGTCGCCGCCGTCGCTGCTGCGATCTACATGGTCTACGACAACTGGGACGCGATCACCGGATGGTTCGCCAATCTGTGGGCCGGGCTGAAGGCGATCGTCAGCGATGCCCTGGCCGCGTTCGTGCAGTCGTTCCTGTCGTTCACGCCGCTCGGCCTGCTGATGTCCGCCTTTGCCCCTGCCCTCGCCTGGCTGCGCGGTCTCGACTTCGGGCAGATCGGTCGCGACCTGATCAACGGCCTGATCCGCGGCATCACCGGAAGGCTGGCCGCGCTGCAATCGACCGTGATCAACGTCGCCAGCTCGGTCGCCAACTGGTTCAAGCAGAAGCTGGGCATCCACTCGCCATCCCGCGTCTTCGCCGGCCTGGGCGGCTTCGTGATGGATGGCCTCGATCAGGGCCTCGCCGACAACAGCGGCGGCCCGCTCGGCCGCATCACCGATATAGCCGGGCAGATGACCCGCGCGCTGGCGGTCGGGGCCGGCAGCAGCGCGATCGCCGCATCGATCACGCCGGCGGCCGCGCAGGCCGGACCAGCTTCCGCTGCTTCCACGACCGGCGATCGATACGAGTTCCATATCCATGTCGGCGCTGGCGCTGATGCGCAGGACATCGGCGCAGCGATCCGCCGTGAACTGGAGCAGATCGAACGCGAACGCCGAGGTCGCGGCTTCGGCGATGACGGAGATTGACCCATGCACCTGATGGCCCTTGGCATGTTCCTCTTCCAGATCGGAACGCTCGGCGTGGACGAGCTGCAGCGCCGCAGCGACTGGCAGCACGCCCGCAGTCCGCGCATCGGTGCCCGCGACGCTGCGCAGTTCCTCGGCCGGGGGGACGAGACGATCAGCCTGTCAGGCACGATCTACACCGAACTGGCGGACGGGCGGGTGTCGCTGGACGAGCTGCGCACCATGGCCGATGCCGGCGAGACGGTGCCGCTGGTCGGCGGCGATGGCACGATCTGGGGCAGCTTCGTCCTGCTCTCGATCGATGAGAAGCACACCAGCCTGATGACGGACGGCACGCCGCGCCGGATCGACTTCGGCATTGAGCTGCTGCGCCTGGACGATCCGGCGCCGGCGGCGGCGGAGCCAGCGGCATGATCTCCAACGTCCCCGATTGGCGCGTCACGCTCGACGACGTGGATCTGACCGATCGCATCCGCCCGCGCCTGGTCTCCCTCACCCTGTCGGAAAAGCGCGGCGACGAAGCCGACCAGCTCGACATCGTCCTGTCCGATGCCGATGGGCGCCTCGCCATTCCGCCCGAAGGCGCGGTGCTGCGCGTCCACCTGGGCTGGCTGCAAGGCTCGGACGTCACGCCCGGGCTGATCGACAAGGGCGCCTTCAAGGTGGACGACGTCACCCATTCCGGCCCGCCCGATCGGATCGCCATCAAGGCGCGAGCGGTCGACTTCAACAGCGACATCCGCAACCGCCGCTCGCACAGCTGGACGCGCACCATGCTGGGCACCGTGCTGCAGGCGGTCGCTGGACGCAATGGCCTCAGCGCCCGCGTGGCGGCCGATCTGGGCGCGATCGCACTGCCGGCGGTCCACCAGAGCCGCGAAAGCGATATCGCCTTCCTGCGCCGTCTGGGGCGCGAACACGACGCTGTGGCGACCATCAAGGCCGGCGCTCTGATCTTCGCCCGCACCGGCGCCGGGCGGACTGCCAGCGGGCAATCCCTGCCGTCGCTCACCCTGACCCGCCGCGATGGCGACGGGCATAGCTGGCAGCGGCAGCAGCGCGACGGGCAGACCGGCGTCACCGCCAGCTGGCACGATCGCGCCGGCGCCAAGCGGCAGACGGTGACCGTAGGCAAGGCGGACGGTGCAAAGCGCCTGCGCCGCGTCTACCCGGACGAGGCCAGCGCCCGGCGCGCGGCCGAAGCGGAACGCGCCCGCCTGGCGCGGGCGCCGGCCACGCTGGATATGCGCCTGGCGCTCGGTCGACCCGATAGCTTCCCGGAAGCACGGGTCACTGCCACTGGCTTCAAACCAGAAATCGACGCAACCACCTGGTTGATCAGCGAGGTGACGCACCGGCTCGACAAGAGCGGCGGCTTCCGAACCGATTTGCGAATGGAGACCGTCAACTTACCGCCAATCGGCTAATTCGGCGAAATGCGTGCAGGGGCTAGACGAGCCTCACTTTGGCTGCTGAATATGGCCGAAAGGGGCCAATCGATCGTGCGTGTAAATGTAAGTCCGTTTCTGAAATGGGCGGGCGGCAAGCGTTGGCTGAGCCCGGCCTTCGTGGATCAATTTGCCGAGTTGCACGGCACTTATCGGGAGCCCTTCCTAGGTTCAGGCGCGGTGTTCTTCCGGCATCTGCCCCTCAAAGCGAGCCTCTCCGACGCCAATGCGGAATTGATCGAGTGCTACAAGGCAATTCGCGACGACGCGATTGCTGTTATGCAAGCACTGGAAGTCCTAGCCGATCGTCACCCGGATGAAGCTTACTATGAGGTCCGGTCAATGAAGCCCGAGTCCATCGCGGCGCGTGCGGCCCGCTTCATATACCTTAATCGAACCTGCTGGAACGGTCTCTATCGAGTCAACTTGAAAGGTGACTTCAACGTACCCCGCGGCACGAAAAGCCGCGTTCTGCTAGACGATGATAACTTCTTGGCTGTAGGAGCTGCGCTGGCCAACGCAGATGTCCAATCTCGTGACTTCGAAGAGAACATAGATGAGGCCGTCGCTGGTGACCTGATATTTTGTGACCCGCCGTATACCACAGCTCACAATTTAAATGGCTTCATCAAGTACAATCAGCGGATTTTTAGTTGGAACGATCAGCAAAGATTAGCGGCTGCAGTGAAGCGGGCGATCGTTAGAGGCGCGATCGCTATTGTGACAAACGCTGATCATCAAGACGTTCGGGAACTCTACGCCGATTTCCAAACGGTTCGATCTGTTGGGCGAGCTAGCGTGATTGCGGCGGCATCTGCCAATCGTAGACGAACCACCGAGTTAGTTATATCAAACACTGCTCTCGCTTTGGAGCAGGTGTAGGAACTCCGCGCTGATGAACTTGGATAATTTTCCAATCTTGAAGACGCTTAGTGTCTGCACGCGATCTGCGCGGAGAAGCGCAAGAGTCGAGTTATTATGGAACATCGGATTTGCCTTCATTCCCGTTTTTATCGTGATCATGATAGTCGTGTTTACTGAAAACATAGCTGGCATGCTCAAACAGGTATTCGCCGTTTTGGGACGAGGCGAGCTAATGGTATATGCAGCGTCAGTATGTGGAGCAACACTTTACGCGTTGCGTCATAGCATTGACGGACCCCTGCCAGAAGGCATCAAGCATCGGGTAACTCCCTTAGGAACTCTCTCCACCGTCACAGCAGTCTGTATGGTCGTTGCCCTAATATCCTACCTCGTACGACGAATGGGCGATCTCTACAACATCGCCGTAAACGAGTATCTACTTAACACACTGTCAATACTTGCATTACTGTTCTCCGTGCTGGTGGCATATGTAGTCTTTTCCTTGAAGTTCTCACTGGATAGCGGCGCCGCACGAGCATCTTACGAGCAAACAGAAGACTTCAAGACGCAATGGGAGCAGAGAGATGCTTGAGCTTCCTGATCCTGTCGACGCGACCAATATATCTCTCGAAATTACCGCCATTCGCGCCCGCCAACCGATCGGCGACATCTACATCGGCTCAGTCGACGCTGCGACCTTGGTGAAGATCACCGACTTTGACGTACGAAGGGTTATCGGAGAGGAGCGAGACGTCGAGCGATACCTTGGTATCCAACGGCCACTTGATAAGCGTCGAGTTGGGCAGCTCGAGAATTATGTGAATTTTCGAGATGCAACATTTCCTACAGCTTGCATCCTCGCGATTGAAGTGGATTACGCAGACTACAATGAAGACACTAAACTGCTGGAGATACGGAACTTCAGGGAAGGCGACCCGACTCCATCTAAGAGCATCCGGCACATCGCAAGGGTGCTGGACGGCCAGCACCGCATCGCCGGTTTGAAGAGCTTCAGCGACGGCATTTTCGAAGTGCCTGTCGTGTTCTTTGTTGGTGCCGATATCGCTGAACAAGCTAACATATTTTCTACCGTTAACCTTGAACAGAACAAGGTTGGTAAAAGCTTGGCCTATGATTTGTTCGCATTGGCAAAAACACGTAGTCCGCAAAGGCTCGGGCATCAGATTGCAGTCGCTTTTGACTCTGATCCTAAGAGCCCCTTCTACAAGCGCATCAAACGCCTAGGTGTCGCAACCCCTGGTCGATATAAAGAGACAATCTCACAGGCTCAGTTCGTTGAGGCTTTGCTCGATCTTATCTCGAAAGATCCCAAGGTTGATCGCGACATCCTCTTGAGAGGCGAATCTATACCGCGCCCTGACGCGAAAGAAGCCGAGCGGTATATCTTCCGGGATATGTTCATTACCGGCAGAGACATAGACATTGCGCGGTCACTAGATGCGTACTTTCAAGCTGTGCGCGACCAATGGCCAGACGCTTGGGACGCTTTTGGGAAAGGTTATGTTCTAAACAAGACAAATGGCTTCCGCGCCCTGATGAAGCTTTTACGCCCTGTTTACCTGCACCTTTATGGAATGAACGACGTGATGCAGCGCGACGATGTGAAACTATTGCTGGAAAATTCCAAAATTAAGGATGATTATTTTACTACTGAGGTGTTCAAGCCAGGCACGTCTGGCGAGTCACAACTCTTCAAAGAGCTTCGCGATTCAATAGGGGTCTGACTAAGTTATGGCCTCACTTCGGGCGCCTAGTCGTCTGGCCAAACTTCATCCGAATAGAACCCCACATTGGCCATTGAAGCTGGATCCAACTCCTCAACCTGGACCAGCATCGCCTCTGTCATTACCGGCACCTCACCATCAAACGCCACCCTGATCCAGGCCCCGAACTCAGCCGCCCGTTGGAACACCGCCTGCACCTCCCGCTCGCCCAGCAACGCGCCGATGCGCGGTGCGCGCTCGGCCGAGAGGTAGCCAAGCTGGACGCCGCGGCAGGATAGGACGGCGATCGCGTGCGGGTCGAACTTGTTGCGGGGTTCCGGGTGCAGCTCCACCGGCTCGCCTGGTTTGCAGAGCAGGATCTCGAAGCGGCGATTTGAGCCGTCGGCATTGGGGAACTGTGCGCCGACCACCGCCAGCGAAATCGAAGGAACGGGTTCTGGCATTGTAGGTCCAGCTATACTGATCAGCGTGAACGGCGGCCGGCGAGCACCCATCTGACCGCCACAACACATACGGCAACCACCGCCCAAAAGGCGACTGCGGCCCCTGCAGCAATCCCGAACGACATGGCTAGGATGCCGATCTCGCTCATCGAAACCCAATCTGACAAGCAGGATTGCTGGTCGGCGCGGCAATACTGACCGGCGTAGCGCAACTGCTCGGCCTTCGCGCTGGATAGGCCGAGGTAGGCTATGACGCTATAAGCCAGCAGCCAGAGTGCGGTTACGACAATGCCAGCTCGCTGCCAGACACCGTGCCGCAGCCCCATGCCGCTCTGTTGTCCTACCTGGATCATGTCCGCCGGAACACGCCGGCCACCCGGCCTATAACGAACAGCTCGCCATCGGTTGCCATCTCTGCCTCAACCTGCGGATTGTCCGCCATCAGCTTGTGCCGGCCGTCCGGTAGCACCCGCACGCGCTTAATCGTCCCAAAGCCGCCGAAGACCAAAGCCCAGATGCCGTCGACACGATCAATGGCGCGCTGCGATCGGTCGATCAGCACTAGATCGCGGTCATTGATGGTCGGATACATGCTATCGCCGACCGGTCGCGCAATCGAAAGCAGCGCGGCCGGGGAGTTGGTGAAGTTGCGGACCCAATCCTCGGGGATCCAGCGCTCTACCGAGGTGACATGCTCGTCAAGGAAAGCGGCTCCCATGCCTATGGTGAGGTCGATCTCCTCGACCTTGATGAGGCCCATCTCTGCGGCGATCTCGGCCGGGGTCGGCGGTATGAACGCGTTCTCACTGGGATCATCGATTTCTCCGATCAGGTATGCCGCGGTCGTTTGCAAAGCGCGTGCGATCTTGTGCATGTGCGGCGAACCGGACTGCATATCGCGTTCGAGCTTGGCTATCGTCGGCTGCTTGATACCAGCAAGGCGAGCTAGCTCCGTCTGGGACAGTCCCAGCTCGTGCCGTCGGGCTGCTATCCGCTCACCAGTGGTCATAGCCGCTCCTTATTCCGGTTGGAATATACTGGAAGCGCGCAATCATCCTTGACTCTCCTATTCCGTTCGGAATAGATGGGCCATGGCTGATGCTCTTACCCCGTTTGAGGCGCTGTGTGAGGCGTACGAGATCGCCGGCTCTCAGCCCGCGCTCGCTGCCATCTGTGGTGTGACGCAAGGCACCGTCTCCAAGTGGCTCAACAAGAGCAAGCGCCTTCCTCCCGAGCATGTGATCCCTGTCGAGGCTGCCACCGGCGTCTCCCGCCATCTGCTGCGTCCCGACATCTACCCCCTTCTGCCGCGCGAGGGTGAAGACCCTGGCGAGGATTGCGGAGCCATTCTGGCCAAACGTGATCCCGCTGTCGCCTTCGATCGGGAGACCGAAACGAAGCTGTCAGGTACGAGCCAGTGACCAAGGTCCGCGATCCTTATGACTTCCCCAAGGCGATTCAGACCATCGGCAAGATGATCGGGTGGGACGTTGCCGGCGCCATGTTCGGCGTGACCGGCCGAGCAGTCGAGTTTTGGGGCGATGACGATCACGCGGCGCTGCCGACACTGGTGCAGGCTTTCGCGCTCGACGCTGCCTATGTGGCCGCTGGCGGCAACCATGCTCCCATTCTGGAAAGCTACGCTCGCCAGTTCGACGCCAAGCTGGTGCAGGCCACCGCGTGCCGCGCCTTGTTGGCGGAAGACGTCGCGAACCTGACGCGGGAAACTGGCGAAGCGCTGAGCCACTGCATCGTCGCGCTGAGCCCCAGCGCCACGCCGTCCCAGCTGCGGAAAGCACTTACCGAACTGGAGCAAGCAGACGCGATCATCCCGCGCATTGTCCGTCGGATCCAAGCCCTTCTGCCCGGCAACGGGGCCGGCCGAAGACTACTGAGGGGGGAACTGGCCTGTGAGCCGTCCTAATCAACTACCGCATGTCACCTGCCCGGCCTGCGCCGGCCGCGCCTTTGCCCGCACCGTGGGCAAGACCAGCGCGCTGTTCCGGGAAGTCTATTACGAGTGCCGCAACCCTGACGCCTGCGGCCACAAATTCGTGGTGGAGCTGGCCGCCGTCCGCTCCGTCCGCCCCAGCCGCTACCCCCGGCCGCTGCATGTCCTGCCGATGACGCAGTGGCGCAAGGCGGCGAACGACCGGGCGGAGAACGACAATGCGCCGCCGCCATCACCGGAAAGCGTCGCCGGCACCTGACCGCCTGACCTGATCGCGCCCGCCGCGATCTGATCCCCTCCCCTGCTGTTTTTGCCCGGCCCGCTTCCGGGATCGCCCCCGCTTTGCCTTGTCACCCTGCTGGAGAACCGCGATGTTCCTGCCGCTCGCTATCAGCCCCGCGCCGCTCACCACCTTCACCTACATCTGCCACTGCTGCGATGCCGAGGAGAACCGCCCGCTGCCGCTGCTGCCCGGCAGCTGGAGCGTCGGCATCATCGACGGTATTGAATGCGCCATCTGCCCCGACTGCACCGCCGCCACCCGGCAGGCCGCGCAGGCGGTGATCGACGCGCAGGCGGACGCTGATGCCGGTGCCGCCCGGGCTGACCACGCCGCCGCGCTGGAGCGCCAGGTGGAACTCGGCCGCCAACTGCTCGATCGCGGCATGCCGATCCTCTACCGCACCATCGCCGTCCTATTCGGAACCGGCCTGGCCGCGCAGATCGGCAAGCTGGGCGGCATCCTGTGA